ATAGTTTACAAGGATATTATCTTTTGCACAAATCAAGCGAATGATACATATACAGTAAATCAAAATCAATACGTAGCAAACGTTACAACAAACGAATTTAAAATTTATGAGTAATATATCAATATTAAATTTAAGTGCTTACACAAGCCCTGTAATACAAGAGAATAAGAAGAATAGTTATATTGAATATGGTAGTGATAACAATTACTTTCAATATTTAATAGATAGGTACTTATATTCTGCTACCAATGGTGCTATTATTACGGGTGTTGCAAATATGATTTATGGTAAAGGTTTAGAAGCATTAGATTCTAATCAAAAACCAAATGAATATGCACAAATGAAATCCATTATTAAGGATTCAGACTTGCGTAAAATAGCTTTAGAACGTAAGTTATTAGGAATGGCTGCAATGCAGGTTGTAATGCAAGGTAAAATGGTTAAACAAGTCCTTCATTTTCCTATGCAAACTTTGCGAGCAGAAAAATGTAACGATAAAGGACAAATTGAAGCGTGGTATTATCATCCTGACTGGGCTAAAAAGAAACAATCTGAAGATGCAAAGCGTATTCCTGCTTTCGGCTTTGGTAATGGTAATGAAGTAGAAATTTATGTAATACATCCTTATGTAAGTGGGTTTGATTATTATAGCCCAATAGATTATTCAGGAGCTTTACCTTATGCTTTATTAGAAGAAAACATTGCGGACTATCAAATTAATGATGTTCAAAACGGTTTCAGTGGAACAAAAGTAATCAACTTCAATAACGGTATTCCTTCTGAGGAAATGCGTGATAAAATGAAGCGCGATGTAATGGGTAAATTAACAGGTGCAAGAGGTGAAAAAGTAATTGTAGCTTTTAACTCTAATGCAGAATCTAAAACAACTGTAGAAGATTTACCGTTAAATGATGCTCCTGCTCATTATGAATACCTTTCTAAAGAATGTTTTGAAAAACTAATTGTTGGGCATAGAATTACAAACCCAATGTTGTTAGGTATTAGAGAAACAGGTAGCGGTTTAAGTAGCAACGCTGATGAAATAGAAACTTCAACATTAATGTTTTTAAATTTAGTTATTAAACCATATCAAAATGAATTAATAACTGCGTTAGATACTATATTAGCTGTTAATAATATATCTTTAGATTTAAGATTTGTAAGATTACAGCCATTAGATAATGAACAAATAATAAGTTCTTCAAATCCTATTATTGAAGCTGTAAATAGTTTGTCTCCATTAGTTGCTAATAAGGTATTAGAGTCAATGACTGCTAATGAGATAAGAAGTTTAGTTGGTTTGGTTCCTGAGCCGGGTGGTTCTGATTTAAACCCAAGCGTTGTGTCTAATTTATCAAAGCATTTAGATGATATTGATTTAGATTCTTTTGGTGAAGATATAGATTTAAACGAATGGGAATTAATTGATTCAAGTGTAGTTGATTATGATACAGAAGAGGAGTTAGATAAACAATTAGATGCTTTAAACAATCCTAAACAATCCACATTAAGTAAGATTTGGAACTTTGTAAGTACAGGAACTGCTATTCCTAATGCTAAAAGTGAGCAAGATGGTGAATTATTTAAATCAAGATACAGATATAGCGGTAAAGAATCAGAAAATAGTAGACAATTTTGCAAGAAAATGTTATCCGCAAATAAATTATATCGTAAAGAAGATATACAAAGAATGAGTTTGAGTGCTGTTAATGCAGGATGGGGACCCGAAGGAGCCGACACTTACGATGTCTTTCTTTGGAAAGGAGGAGGTGCCTGTCATCATTTTTGGACCCGTGAAACATACAGAAAAAAAGCGGATGTAAATAGTCCTATAACTCAAGAATCAGGAAGAATAACACCGGCACAAGCAAGAAAAGAAGGCGAAATATTACCAACTAACAATCCATTAGTATATCAAAAACCAATTGATATGCCTAATCAAGGATTTTTACCTAAATAATTAATAAGAAATGGCGAAGGCACTCTTTATAACAACAAACGATTTAGTTAAACATACTATTATAAATGGTAATGTAGACCCTGATAGCTATACACAATATATCTTTCAAGCTCAACAAGTACACATACAGAACTATTTAGGAACTAAATTATACAATAAGATTAACGATGGTATTGTAGCAGGTAATTTAGCAAGTCCATATACAACGCTTTTAAGCGACTATATTAAAATGATGGTAATACATTGGACTATGGTAGAATACTTGCCTTATGCGTCTATTAAAATAAGCGAGAAAGGTGTTTTTAAACATAATTCTGAAAACAGCACTGTAGTAGATAAAACAGAAATAGATTTTTTAATTGAAAAAGCACGTGATACTGCACAAAGTTATACGAATCGTTTTATAGACTATATGACTTTTAATCAAGTTTTATTTCCTGAATACAATCTAAATTCAAATGCAGATATGTACCCGGATAAAGATGCAAATTTCACAGGATGGGTGCTATAAAAGAAACATATAAACCAAAAGAAACTAATGTTAAAAAATTAGAAATCTTTTTAAACAAATTAGAAAAGCAAAATGGCAAATAATATCGATTGGGGTCAAGGTGCAAATAACAACACAATAGGATGGGGTCAAGGTGCTGCAAATAATTCTATTTCTTGGGGTGCATCTCATTATGTAAGTTATGCAGGTGAAACAGAAATAGTAGGGAATGAAAGTATTATAAACACTAATTTCAGAACAAGAGCAATAGCTGATTCAGGTACGTATGAAGCAGATTCTTGTTTATTACAAACATTAGAAAATTTAGATAGATTATGAGTTTATTAGATAAAGCGAGTTTAGTAGTTACACCGAATGCTTATAAAGAAAGCAAATTATATTCAGTTATACCAAGTGATGGTTCAGGTGATATGACTGTTGTACGTGCTACTACAGCAACGAGGGTAAATAGTGCAAATTTAGTAGAAGTAATGCCGAAAAACTTCTTTCAATATTCAGAGCAATTTGAAAATGCAGTTTGGAGTACTACAAGTGCTACAGTAAGTGCTAATTCAACAACTGCTCCTAACGGAACTTCTACTGCTGATAAATTTATAGGAACTGCGGTAAGTGGAATACATAATATTGTACAATCAACTGATTCAAGTTCTTATGTGTTTTCTGTTTATGCTAAAGCTGCTGAAGAAACTGTATTTTCAATGTGGGTTGCAAATGCTTCTAAAAGAGCTGAATTTAATTTAGCTACAGGAACTATTGGTTTATCAACTGTTGCTAATTCAACAATTACAAATGTGGGTAATGGATGGTATAGATGTTCTGTTTATGACCCTTCTGCTACAATAACATATAGAATATATGGTAGAACAGGTGGAGTTTATACAGGTAATGGAGTTGATGGAATGTTTTTTTGGGGTGCTCAAATAAATGAAGGAACAACAGCAACAGAATATTTCCCTACTACAACTCGTTTAAATATACCTCGTATTGATTACACAAACGGAAGCTGTCCGAGTTTATTAGTAGAGCCACAGAGAACAAATATAATACTTAATAGTCAAAATTTTGCTGCTGTTTCTTGGACTCCTGTTGCAACTACAATAACTGCAAATGCTGGAATTTCACCTGACGGTACTAATAATGCCAATAAATTTATTCCGAGTACTGTTGCAACTTCGCATTATATTGCTCAACTTTTTACCTCTTCAACAAGTGGCTCGATTTCTGTTTACGCCAAAGCTGACGGGTATAATAATATAACTTTATTAACTTCAAATACTAACGTAAATTATAATTTATCTACAGGAACAGTCCAAGCCGTTGGAGGCGTTGGTACAGGAGCAATACAAAGCGTTGGTAATGGTTGGTACAGATGTATATTATATAAAGTATTGACTACTGAAACTTTATATATTAGTTGTGGTTCAAATACAAATGCAGGGTTTTTTAACGGAAGTGGAAACGGAACTTCAGGTGTTTTAATATGGGGTGGACAAGTTGAAGTAGGTGCTTATGCAACTTCATATATTCCAACTGTAGCTTCTTCTGTAACACGTAACGCTGATTCTATTTCTAAAACAGGTATAAGTAGTTTAATAAATAGCCCTGAAGGAGTATTATATTTTGAAGGTTCTTCTATTGCAAACGATGGAGTTGGAAAAGCAATAACGTTACTTGCAAATACAAGCAATTTTATTAAATTATTATATTCTTCTACATTGAATAGAGTTGATTTTGTTTGTATATCAGCAGGAAGTGTTAGTTGTAATATAGTTAAAGTAATAACAGATACAACTGCTAATAATAAGATAGCTTTAAAATGGAAAAATAACAATTTTGCTTTATGGATAAATGGAGTTAATCAAGGTACTGATACATCAGGAAACGCCCCATTAAGTTTATCTACTTTGTCATTTACAAACGAAGGCGGTGGAGAATTATTTGCAGGGAAAATGAAAAACCTTATTGTATTCCCTACAGCACTTTCAGATACAGAACTTGCACAATTAACAACTATATAAAATGATATATAAATTAAATTATTTAGACAAAGAAACTGCAATAAAAGACTTCTTAAATAAAGGGGTCTATATTGAAGTAGAAAACATAGACAAAGAAAAATCTTTTGTTTACGGAAAAGGAATACAAGCAGTTGTAGAAATTGGTAAAATTATAATTACTAATGGCGTTTACGATGCTGATTTTAATGAAGTAACTGCACCTGTTTACGCTGATGGATATGCTTACGATGTAATGAGTGATGTAGAATATAAGTTTGAAAGCGAAATATTCCCTAATAACCCTAAACATAATTTTGCAGGGTGTGAACCAATAAAAGAAATAGAAGATGTCACGCCAACAATTTGATGTTATATTAAACAAGTTAATTAGTAGAAAGCTTTTAGTTTTTGCTATTGCTTGTATTGGATTGTT